GTGGGTCATTGGCCTACCAGTGGATTTGTTGTGCGGTTTTGCTGGGCACACTTGGTTGGTTGAAATAAAACGGGACTCTAAAGCCCGTTTAACGCCCCTACAACGTGATTTTTTTGAAAGTTGGACTGGAGGTACGCTGGCGCGTGTTGACAGCCCAGAAGCCGCCCTGCGGATGATTGGAGTTTTGAAATGAATCCATACAAAATAATTGAGCCAACGTGCATCAGTTTTAGCGGTGGGCGCACAAGTGGATATATGTTATATAAAGTATTAGAAGCTGGGGGGGGCAACTGCCAAGCGATGCCATTGTTTGTTTTGCCAACACTGGCAAAGAAGATGAGGCAACCTTGAAGTTTGTCCAAGCCTGTTCTGATAACTGGAATGTTGAGATTCATTGGGTTGAATATCAAAATGAAGAACCAGCTTTTGTGCGGGTAGATTTTCAAACCGCCAGCAGAAATGGCGAACCTTTTGAAGCCCTTATTCGCAAACGGCAGTATTTGCCCAACCCTGTAACTAGATTTTGCACATCAGAATTAAAAATTCGCACTATTCACAAGTACCTTAAATCATTGGGTTGGGAACACAACGAAACAATGGATTGGGTTGGCATGAGGGCTGATGAACAGCGCCGAGCCGCCAAAATTGTCGACAAGTCTAGGATTCCATTGGTGACCGCTGGGGTAACAAAAGAAACTGTCGGGGAATTCTGGCGCAATCAGTCTTTTGATCTTGAACTGCCAAACATGAATGGCGTGACTATGCACGGCAATTGTGACCTTTGTTTTCTAAAAGGCGGGGCGCAGGTGTTATCTCTAATTGCAGAAAAGCCAGAACGTGGTATCTGGTGGGCAAAAATGGAGGCATTGGCATTGGCATTGGCATCCAAGCCAAGCGGTGCGGTTTTTCGTTCCGATCGCCCATCCTACGCCTCAATGATTAAATTTGCCGCAGAGCAAAAAGATATGTTTGACCCGAATGAAGAATCAATTGCTTGTTTTTGTGGAGATTAAATGAAACCAGAAGAAGCTGCCCAAGACATTCGCGCAAAAGCCCGAGCCTATGGCGATGCCAAAGCTCAGCGGGTTTACCTTGAAGAATTCCGCAAATCAAAAAAAGCCCTTTTGATGAAAGATGCCCTGCAAATGGGCTACGAGGCGGCAAACGCCCAAGAGCGTGAAGCCTACGCAGACCCCGAATATCACACCCTATTGAAAGGGCTGGCAACGGCAATAGCCCAAGAGGAAACGCTACGCTGGGAGATTGAGGCGGCAAGGCTTGATATTGAGATTTGGCGCACAAAAGAGGCCACTAACCGATTGCAAGACAGGGCGCACCAATGATTCACTATCATGGAACGCCAATAACGCCCATGAAAGCCATAGAAACGATGGGCGGCAAGCATTTCTGTGTGTCCTATGCCAGACCTGATGACTTACAGAGATGTTTGCGCTTGGGACAGTCTTTGATGCTGGACAACGGCGCTTTTAGTGCAAAAACCCGTGGCTTGACCTTTGACATAGATGGATTTTATGAATGGGTTGAACCTTTGCTGGCGCATCCACATTGGGCGGTTGTGCCAGATGTGATTGATGGGACTGTGGAACAACAGCGGGAAATGGTCAAAACATGGCCTTTTCGCAAAGAATTTGGCATACCTGTATGGCATTTGGGCTTGCCAATATCCTATTTATTGGAACTGTGCGACACCTGGGGGCGGGTTTGCTTTGGGTCAGCTGGCGAGTATTGGCAGATCGGCACGACAAAATGGTGCGGGAAGATGGACGAAGCCTTTAACGCAATGACAAACACCTTTGGGCGGCAATTGCCTTGGGTGCATGGGTTAAGGATGCTGGGTCTGTCTGCTGGCCCTTGGCCTTTGGCAAGTGCTGATTCAACAAATGTGGCGCTACATCACGCCGAAAAACAGGTTTGTGCGGGTTGCATGGCAAAGCGCATAGATTCCACCAACCCCCCAAAACTTTGGGAACTAAAACCATTACAGGAGATTTTGATTTGATTTATCCAGCGATTTACATTGCCGCACTTGTTTTTGCTAATTTGTTGGTGGCATGGCTTGGCCCTTGGTTTAGCCCCATAAATGCTTTTGTGCTGATAGGGCTGGATTTGTCATTGCGGGACAAATTGCATGAACAATGGCAAAACGACAGGCTTTTGCTAAAAATGGGTGGATTAATTGCTGTGGCTAGTGGGGTTTCGTATTTGCTCAATCCAGCAGCGGGGGCGATTGCTTTGGCATCATTTGTGGCGTTTGCTCTTGCCATGACTGCCGACACCATTGTTTATCATTATTTGCGGGATAAAGCATGGGTGATTCGATCAAACGGGTCTAATGTTGCTGGCGCTGCGGTGGACTCCATTACATTCCCAACCATTGCTTTTGGTGGATTGATGCCCGAAATCGTTGCCCTACAGTTCTGCGCCAAAGTATTTGGCGGCGGCATCTGGTCTTATTGGTTGAAAAAATGAAATGCCCAGAATGCGGAACATGGACAATTGTCAAAGAATCTAGAATATCCACAGGGAACACAAGAAGAAGGCGCTTGGAATGCGCTAATTTCCACAGGTTTTCCACATTGGAGACAATCGTTGATAGAAAAACACCAATACGTAAGGTCAAAAAAGCTGCTGAAACTGGTGGCAAGCCTTGACTGTCAAGCCTGTGGAAGTGGCAATATGGTGCAAGCGGCACACACAAACTGGGGCGGCGGTAAGGGCCGAGGGGTCAAAGCTGATGACAATTTGGTAGCGGCGCTGTGCCTAAAGTGTCACTACGAGATTGACCAAGGCAAAGATTTAAGCCGCCAGGAACGCCAAGAAATGTGGCTAAAGGCCCATTACAGGACAATTGACAATTTAAAAGACGTATGGCCCAAAGATGTGCCATTTCCGATAGAATGGGATGGCAGTAGCCATTAGGGGGGCTGTGTCCCCCCTCTTTTTTAGGGGTAGCTATGGCAGTTGAAGACAAAGATGTAGCGGATTTCGTAAGTACGCTATTGCACAGCGGTACAGTTGCCCACTTTATGCACCTTGGCACAGATAGCCTCGGGGTGCATTTGGCGACTGGCGACTACTACACCGCAATTATTGACTTGGTAGACCAGTTTGCCGAGTCTTACATGGGGTGTTACGGGAAAAAGATAAAGAACTTTCCCGAGAATTTTCACAATGCCAAAGACCCTATGAAATACTTTGAAAGCCTGTCAAAGTACGTGGAGACCAACCGCAAGGCCATGCCTGATGACACCCAGTTGCAAAACATCATTGATGAAATTGCACAATTGATTGATTCAACTCTATTCCGCTTGACGCTGAAATGATCAGGATATTTGCAGGATATGACCCCCGTGAGGCTATTGGGTATCACGTTTTTTGCCAAAGCCTAATTGAGCGATCAACCGATGGGGTGGCTATAACCCCCCTATTTGGTAAGCAAAGGGACGGGACTAACGCCTTTACCTACCAAAGATTCTTAATTCCTTACTTCATGGGGTTTCAAGGACGGGCCATATTCCTAGATGGCGCTGATATGCTGATGCTGGGTGACATTGCCGAACTGGACAAGCTGTATGACCCCACCAAGGCGGTGCAAGTGGTCAAACATGACTACCAGACAAAGCACCCAAGGAAATATATCGGTACACCAATGGAATCGGCAAATCGGGACTATCCGCGCAAAAACTGGTCAAGTTTAATACTTTGGAATTGTGCCCACCCCCGAAACAAAGTGCTGACACCTGAGTTTATCGAGGAAAACAGCGGGGCAGACCTACACCGATTCGGTTGGTTGCCTGATTCACTAATCGGTGAGATACCAAGAGAATGGAACGTGCTGGTGGGTGAGCAAGACCACTTGAGAATCAAGATTGCCCATTACACGCTGGGAATCCCAGAATTTGAGTATTATGAAGATTGTGATTATTCTGAGGAATGGAAACGCACCAAAGGCAGAATGATTAACGGCCTAATCAAAATGAAAGATACCCAAGATGCCTAGTCACTCAAAGAAACAAGAGAAATTTATGGCGGCAGCGGCGCATAACCCCAAATTTGCAAAGATGGCGGGGATTCCTGTGAAGGTTGCCAAGGAATACAACAAAGCCGATCAAGCTAAAAAGTCAGTACCAAATGACTACAAATCAAAATAAAGTAGTGGAATCTGAAAAGAAAAGGGGTGGGCGTAAAGCTGGCATCCCAAACAAGGCCACAGCACAGGCTAGAGAGGCCATAGCCGCCTTTGTTGATGGCAACGCATACCGCTTGACCGAGTGGCTAGATGAAGTCGCTAACGGCGATCCTAGTCGAGACATAAAGCCCAACCCCGCAAAGGCGTTTGAACTTTTCCAAAGCGTAGTGGAGTACCACGTACCCAAGCTGGCAAGGACTGAGGTAACAGGGGCAGATGAAGGCCCGATAGAAATGGTGGTTAAGTGGGCAGCAGAGAAATAATCCTTCCCTACGCGCCCCGTAAGGCGTTTATGCCCTTTCACTTGAGGACAGAACGCTGGTCATGCTTGGTGGCACATAGACGGGCTGGCAAGACAGTAGCCGCCATAAACGACTTGATCAAACGGGCCATAACCGAGGGCAACAGACAAGCCCAGTATGCTTACATTGCCCCTTTTAGAAGTCAGGCCAAGCGGGTGGCATGGGACTACATCAAGTATTACGCCGCACCAATCACCAAATCCACTAATGAAAGCGATTTGATGGTGGAACTGGTCAACGGGGCCAAGATCATGCTGTTTGGGTCAGATAACGCTGATGCCATGCGGGGGTTAGGATTTAACGGGGTCTACCTTGACGAATACGGCGACTTCAAGCCTAGCGTTTGGGGCAATGTCATACGGCCTACGCTGTCAGATCGATTGGGCTGGGCGGTGTTTGGTGGCACACCCAAGGGCAAAAACCAGTTTCATGACATATACAGGGTCAGTCAGGCAACGCCAGATTGGTTTTTATTGAGACTGCCAGCCTCGGCATCTAAGCTATTGCCGGACACAGAACTAAGAGCCGCCCGAGAGCAATTGAGCCAAGATCAGTATGACCAAGAATATGAATGCTCCTTTGATGCCGCGATTCTGGGTGCGTTTTACGGGCTTGAAATGCGCCGGGTGGATGAAGAGGGCCGCATCAAAGAGTTGCCATTTGAGCCAGAAAGCCCGGTTTACACCGCTTGGGACTTGGGTTACCGCGATGACACGGCAATTTGGTTCTACCAAGTGGTCAGGGGCGAAATTAGGGTTATGGACTACTATGCGGTCAGCGGGGCCAGCATTGAGGAAATCTGCCAAGCCGTGATTGACAAAGGGTATATGTACACCCGGCATTGGTTACCCCATGACGCACGGGCCAAGACGTTGGCAAGCGGTGGAAAGTCAATCATTGAGCAGTTAGCCGAGCATTTGGGCATGAGCAAGCTGGCAATAGTCCCCGAGATTGGGGTGCAAGACGGCATCCAAGCGGTGCGGATGGTGCTACCCCGGTGCTGGTTTGACCCAAGCTGTGATGAGGGGCTAGAGGCGCTGAGACAATATCAGCGGGAATATGATGAGGACAAAAAGGCTTTTCGACAAAATCCCCGCCATGACTGGTGTTCGCACCCCGCAGATGCCTTTAGAATGTTAGCAGTAGCCTATAAAGCCGAGGCTAAAGACGATAGACCGCCCAAGGGCAAGACCCTGCAAACCATCACACTTGATGAACTGTGGGACTTTGAGACTGAATATAGACAGGAGCAGAGAATATGAGTCAACCAGTAGCCGAAGTCGGTGGATACAAAAACATCACAGCAACGGGCGCTGTCACTCCCGGCCCATGTCAGTTGATTGGGTTTTACGTCAACAGCACCACAATTGGCACTCTGGTGCTACGCAATGGCGGCGCAAGCGGTGAGGTAATGTCCGGCACGATTACCCCGGCAATTGGGTTTCACCGATTCCCTGCAAACGTTGGTGTAAGCCTGTATGCCACGATTGCTGGCACGGCCTTAGATGTGACATTCTTCTTTGCAGCGGGTAGCTGATGGCTTCCTACGAAGACGCATACGAGGGGGAAGACCCCGGCCCGTTTTGGCATGACCAGATCGAAAAAGCTACCAAGATTTTCGACAAATGGGAAAAGCGCGGTCACAAGGTAGTCAAACGCTATAGGGATGAGCGCGATGCGGTAGAGATGCCGCGCATGAAGTTCAACATCCTTTGGTCAAACATTCAAGTGCTGTTTCCGGCGCTGTATGGCAGACAAGCTAAGCCCGAGGTTTCCCGGCGCTACATGGATCAAGACCCCGTGGGCCGTTTGGCCTCGACAATGCTTGAGCGCGTCATGGAGTACGAGGTTACCCAATTTGGGGACTTTGACGCTGCTATGCAAGGCGCGGTGCAAGATCGATTGCTACCTGGACGGGGCACGGCGTGGATACGCTACGAGCCGATCATTACCGGGCCAGAGCCAACCGAGTACATGGGTGAAGTTGAGGCCGATGAAGGCGCAACCATCAGCAATGCCGAGGAAATAGAACAGATCGATGCGGCCCACAGCCCTATTGATTACGTCTATTGGTGCGACTTCATCCACAGCCCCGCCCGTACATGGGATGAGGTCTGGTGGGTGGCCCGTGCGGTCTACATGACCAAAGAAGAGGGCACAGAGCGCTTTGGGGATGTGTTTAAAAACGTGGGGATGACCTCCGAAAACACAGACATGGACGGCAAGAACCCTCAGACTGCCAAACAGGGTTACGACAAAAAAGCTAAGGTATACGAGATTTGGAACAAGCGCACCATGAAGGTGTGCTGGGTTGCCAAAGGTTATCCACAGGCTTTGGATGAGCGTGATGACCCGTTGGAACTGGAAGAATTCTTCCCATGCCCTCGGCCTTTGCTGGCAACTACCACCACCGGGACAATGATTCCCGTGCCGGACTACTGTCAGTATGAAGATCAAGCGCAAGAACTCGATAACCTGACCCAGCGGATTTACTTGCTTACAAAAGCCTGTAAAGCGGTGGGTGTGTTTAACGCCGAGTTTAAAGAACTGGGCCGACTGTTTACCGAAGGGGTGGACAACAAGCTATTTCCGGTGACGGGCTGGGCCGCAATGAGCGAAAAGGGCGGTTTGAAGGGAGCTATCAATATGATGGACACCACTCAGATCGTTGCAACGCTGGCGCAGTTATATGGTGCGCGGGAACAGGTCAAGCAGATCATTTATGAGATTTGCGGCATCAGCGACATTTTGCGAGGCGCAAGCAAAGCACAAGAAACATTAGGCGCACAACAGCTAAAAGCCAACTTTGGCAGCTTGCGGTTAAAGAGCGCCCAAGGCGATGTGGCCCGGTTTGCGTCTGACATATTCAAACTCAAAGCGCAAGTTATCTGTAAGTTTTACCCGCCTGAG